TCCATTATGTCTATTAGATCATTATCTAACATGCACATAACTCTTTCTATTTTTCTGTAGCCATTATCTTGAATAACTTTGTTAACAAGTATTGGCACTACTGCTGGATCTGTTATATCAGCCTGACATTGTATTTGTGTTTCAAATGTAGGATTTGTAAAAACATACAAGTCTTTGTCACCTTGGGGTGACAACCCTGCAAACACAACAACTACTAGCCATTTCATTGTTGAACTCCATAAGGCTGAGCGCCTGTGTAAGGTTGGAAATTTTTTCCGTTCATAATCATACAAGCCATTCCATCCGGAAAAACTTGTAGTATTGTCCAAGAACCTGTTTTTTGATTAGTAAAGAAAAACATGCCACCGTTATACACTTGATTTTGAGGAGAAAATGTAAGTCCAGTTCCATGAAACAACATTTCTTCTCTGTACTTTTTTATAGTATTAGTCATATCAGTGACAGCGCCACATGGTGCTTTAAGAAACACTCCTAAACTTTGATTTTGTCCAGGTGGTAATGTTTTAGGCATTATTTCTTCATTTGGAGCTGGCTCTTCGGTACTTGGTATCTGTGGGAACCAATCATTTGCAAAGCTAGGTTGGCATACCAGCAATGCTATTATTACTATTAACTTTTTCATGTTCTTGCCCTTTTCGCTTTATAGCAAGATACATATCTGACTCACTAATAAAAGGACCCAAATGTGTATAATCCTGTAGTGTCTTTAACCTAGGGCAGAAACTCGGTCGCCATCCCATAGGAAAAAGTATTCCCCAATATCCAGCTACAAAATGTTGTTTACTTGTGGCTGTTTTTGTATAAACTGCTACATCATCTTGTAGGTGTTCATTGTAGACAGTATCTACATTAGTAGGATAACCAAAGATTGAAACGTTAACCGTTTTTTTACTATTGGTTTTTGTAAACTTAATATTATCCAAGTTGTCTAATATAGTTTCTGTCTTGCTTTTGTTTTCGTAAAATATGTACGAATCTGCTCTGTGTCGTAGTGTTCCTATTTTATTTCCACTTTTTTCAACTATCCAGAAACTGTCTTTTACAACTTCTTTAGCTTGTAAGTATTTACCCATTTTCAATATGCATTATTCAAATAATTGCTATGCGCCTCCGCAGATGTGCTGATTCGTTGCAGGTCCCATTTACCACAAAAACGCATAAAATGTACGCCTACTTGACTTTGAGGAACTTTTTGTACCTGCTTTGTAATTGCTTCATCTAAAACATTTTTGATATCATCTGGCTGTGCAGTCAAATCTATCAATGTCTTGTTGCGGTGATAATCGTCTAGCACTCTATGTTCATCACCGTTATGATCTGTCCAACGTTGTAGCATAAAGTTATTCCAGTTAAAGCCTTTGCTTTCTTTATCCTCAAATGCTTCTAGCATACCAACTTTGTTTTTACTGCCTTTTTTACGAGCACCAGGATATGCACTAAACACATTATCACTAGTATCACCTCTGATACATTTTTCAAACAACAACCATTTAGGATCACCAATTTGTTTCTGTTCACCTGTTTTATTATCTATAACAGGTTTTCCTTTGTCATTGAATATGCCATCTAGTCGAATGTGTTGATTAGTAATACCATTATACTGTGTAACTTTATCTGTTAGCAACTGATAAAAGTCACTGTCACTGCTTACAATCACATGTTCATCATCAGGATGATTTTGTATCCAACGTGCAATAAAATCATCAGCTTCTACTTGTGGATCTTGTAATACTGTACAGTTAGTTTTCTTATTTAAGAACTCATTGAGTTCATCAAATGCTTTCCAAAATGCCTGATCTTCTTCTTGCTCTTTAGGTGTAAGTGCATCTCTCGTTGCTTGTCTATTCTTTTTATAAGGCTCATACACATCTTTACGCCAACTGCGTCCTTCTAAACAGAACACAACATGACTGCCATTGAAGTCTTTGTATGCTTTCAATATGCTTGAAAACATAATATGATATGCCATGCCAATTTTAGTTTCTATACTGTCCCCACGCACCACATGCCTTGCTCTAAAAAACATGTTTGCTGTATCTACAAGAATATATGTCATAATCGCTCGCTTTGCTATTTTTTATTATTATAGCTTCAAAAATTCACGAAGTCAACATAAATTTAATTAGGATAGTGTGGATCCCATGACATCATATCATTTGTATAATAAGGATCATTGAAGTTAGGATCATCCATACCTTCTACACCAGTTACTTCTGGTACATAGTGTTTGAGCATGTTTTCTACACCCATTTTAAGTGTAATTGTACTGCTAGCACAACCACTACAACCACCTGACAACATTACAAGCACACGACCTGTTTCTTCGTCAAAGTCTTCTAGTTTAATCATACCACCATGTGATGCTACTGCTGGATTAATATTTTCTTCAATAATATGGCTTATTTGCTCTAAGATTTCTTCTTTTGTACGTTCCATACATGTATTTATGTTTGGCTTTGGGGGGAGGATTCGAACCTCCACGAAGTAAATAGTTTGTAAGAACTTTTTATACTTCACACGATAAACAGTCGTGCATGTCTACCAATTCCATCACCCCAAACTAGTTGATTAAGCCGCCTCTTGTGCTACCATTTGTAGCTTATCAAGTGCCGCAATCATTCTTGTCATACCAATTCCTCCACCTACTCTTGGGAAGAAGTCAAATTCTAAGAACTTTTCTAGTTCTGCTTCAACTCTTTCTTTACCAAATAGTTTGTAAAGTAACTGGCTGTATTCTCCATCTGTAATAGTATGGAATGTATCTCTCATCATATCTACATCTGTGCTACGTTCAGCACTACCTATTGTTTCCATACCACCTAGTATTACATCAATCTTTTTACTATGGATACCATCTTCGTATCTACTCATATTCCAAAATGGACTTGTAAATTCTGGGAAGTCGGTAATCATTGCAGTATCAAATTCATCATACATTTTACCTTCTTCTTCAGCAGTCATTTCATAGTCTTCAGCTAGTCCATAATGCTTTTGCCATTCAGCATAAGTTTTTTCTGTTGGCGAGTTAAAACCTAAATATAAACAAAGTTCATACTCCATTGTTTTAAGGTCATCTATTGTACCTGGCATTTCAAATTCAAACATTGGGAATATTATATCGTGTCTACCTGGTATAGCATTTGGCTCTTGTCTATAACTTGTGCTGACACAAAAAAAGCCCTTACTATCGGGCTTGCTTAATAATTCATGTTCTAACCACATTTGGCCCGTTTGAGGCAGTGGCCATACTTGTCCCGCATAATTGTATGTAGCAACATTGAATGGATCTTCACATGCCGCCAGTATTGACAATCTATTCTGAGTATGTACTTCATCGAACCCTTTGTCTAAAAAAAAGGACCTTAGTAGGCCCACTGTGTTTGTAAATTTCTTTGGATCTATTAGTTGAGTCATCTTTTTTCCTTTTCAAATTTTAGCCTAAAAAAAAATTGCTATTTTGTATAGCTATTTTCTCTAGTTCAACCTAAAAAAATTTGCTCAAAAAAAATGAGCGTTTATTTTTCCATCTTTTTATTTATGCCAGACGTTACTATCAGTGGAGTAAATGCTTTTTTACCACCAACCTAACACTCTGCCGTTACCAGCAATAATTGCAAAACAAGTTACTACATGTAATACTATCCAAAATGTTCTAAATGCAAGAGCTCTATAAACATCTTCTTGTGGGATTGGTAAAAACTCTGGTTTGTCTTCATCGTTTAATCCGATTGGCATACCCACAGTCCTTGCCCATAGTTTTAAAAAACGTCTTTGACCACTCATATTGAATTCCAAAATTCTGTTAGGTCAGTACATGCTTCTAGTATGTTTGCATTTCTAACATTATCTAGACTTTGAATATGTCTTTTAAAATTAAGTCGATTTTCCTTTTGTGTATGTTCATTTATATCTGCTTGTAGTCTTTGTTCCATTACACTCCAATTACCACATTTTTTTGCTTGATGTTCAAATTTTTTCCAATATTCTTGTCTTGTTTGATTAGGTAAAATATCAGTATTTAACCATCTAGGAGCTACCAAAACATTATCTAATTTTATTCTATTTGGATTTACATTGCAATCATCAGCCCAATCAAGTAATTCGTTCATGCCGCCAACTGTCAGAATACTTAATGTTGGATTTAATCCTGTTTGTGTGGGACGTTGTTGCATAATTTCTCTAAAATTTTTGTCTAT